ACTTCACATCCTGACGGCATACCTGTTGTGTGTTGTTTTTGTGCACAAGAGATGACTGCAGATGACTGAGCCTACTAAGCAACCTACAAATCAGACTCTACTTTTACAGATAGTTCGTGACATAGAGATTCTAAAAGCAAACAGTATTCAGATACTAGAGTCTTCAAGAGATCACGAGACACGTATTAGAGAGCTTGAAAAGCAGATAAATCGTAACGCTTGGATTCCTTCACTTATTACTGCAGTAATAACTTCAGTTCTTATTTTGGCTGTAACGAAAGGTTTAGGTTTCTAATGATTAACCCTGGCACATACAACATCACCGCATATCAGGGTGCGAACTGGGATAGAACTTTTACTATCACACAGGCAAGCACTGCTTTGAACTTGACAGGCTACACTTCAGCAATGCAGGTGCGAACTGCCGCTGATTCGACAGCCTACCTTGTGTCGTTAGTAAATGGCACAGGAATAACTTTAGGTGGCACTGCAGGCACAATCGCTGTTGCACTTACTTCGGCACAATCTTCTGCTATACCTGCAGGTTCATACGCATACGATTTAGAGATAACTAGCGGTGCAGGTGAAGTGACTAGGTTGTTGCAGGGTGCTTTCAACGTGCAAGGTAATGTGACTCGATGAGTGATGTAGTTGTTTCCGTAACAGAATCGACAACAGCTGTAACAGTCACTGAACAGGATGTTGCTGTTGCTGTAACAGAAACAAGCGTTGACGTATCTTCAAGCACTGCAGGGATACAAGGTGCGACAGGTGCACAGGGTGCTTCAGGTGTCATCTCTGTAACATCGCCAGTCACTAACTCAGGCAGTGCAAGCTCTGCCGTTCTAGGTTTAGATCAGACAGCCCTATCTTTGACACGCTCACAGATAACTGACTTCACTTCAGGAACAGTCACATCTGCAAGCACTGCACAACAGGCAGGTACAGCCGTATTTGCTAGTTTTTCGGGTGTTGCTACAAGTGCGACAAGTGCAGCAACAGCAACAAATGCAGGAACAGCAACATTTGCCACAACTTCGGGAACTGCAGTCTTTGCGACAAATGCTTCAACAGCTGTAACAATCTCAGGATCTATTGCTCAAAGTCAAGTCACATCCTTAGTCACAGATCTTGCAGGTAAAGCATCCCTAGGTTCAGCAAATACTTTCAGCGTAGGTGCTCAAACAATAAATACAGGTGCGATAGGTAATAAAGGTTTAGTTGTTGTAGGGTTTTCAGGGCAGACCGCTAACCTTTTTGAAGTGCAAACAAGCAGCTCAACAGCTGTAAGAATAAATCAGGTAGGCAACACAACTTTTATCGGTAACATCACTTCGCAAAATAACGCTACTTTTACACCTGCTTCAGCTGCGACTGTTCCGCTAACTGTTCAAGGAGCCGCTTCACAATCGGCTAACCTGCAGCAATGGCAGGATAGTGCAGGCGGAACTGTTGTTGCTTTGACACCTACAGGCACATTTCGTTCAGCAGGACTAATTTCAGCAGGTGATGCAGTAAATGTTTTAGGACAACTAAGTGTGACTTCAACTGCTGCATCTCGTATTGGTGCTGTTATTCGTGGTGCTGTGAGTCAATCGGCTAACTTGCAGGAATGGCAAAACTCGGCAGGTTCTTCACTAAATCGAATACTTCCAGATGGTTCTATGCTTCTTGGAAATACTTCCATTGCAAGCGATAACTACTTTTCATTTATTGGTGCAGGTTCGAATAGAAACGCTGGTATACGTTGGGGTGCTGACGCAACAGGTAGCGACCAATTTAATTTAATTACAAATACAACTTCAGGAAACTTAAGTCTAAACATTTTAGGTGCTACAAGGACTTTTATTGTTAAGGGTGCTGCGTCTCAGACTGCTAACTTGCAGGAATGGCAAAACTCGGCAGGAACAGTACTAGCAAACATTCAATCGGGTGGCAACTTTGTAAACACATCAAACATCAAAACCCCAGCAATTTTGGACACAGGCACTTCAACAGCAATCAACTTTGGTTCATCTCGTAACGTAGGTTTATTTGCTGCTAGTGGTTCATTCGGTGGTGGTGGTGGTGTTCTATCTATTGCTAACGCTGGAACTGTACCTACATCAAACCCTTCTGGTGGTGGTATTCTGTATGTTGAAGCAGGAGCACTAAAGTTTAGAGGCTCATCAGGCACTATCACAACAATCGCAAACGCATAAGGAAAATAAATGTCATTTAACGTCTCTAATGAAGTAAAGGCTCAACTACTGTCTCAGCGTATCGAGGCTCTAAACCTTGAAGGCTATCAAAATGAACTAAATCTAAAGTCTGCTGAAGCTCTAGGTAATCAAGAAGTAGTAGATCAGGCTCAAGCAAACATTGCAATCATTGAGTCTGCTATTGCAGTTCATGAGACAGAGCTTGCAGATTTAGCGTAAAAACTGTTTGATAAACTTGCTCTTATGAGTAAGTATGTTGAACCCTTTTCCCCTAAACTTCGCAACGATGAGTTCGGCAATCTAGCACCATACCGCAACGGCCGCCCACATAGAGGTCAAGACTGGTCTGCGAAAGAACTTGCAACAATCAAGGCTTCAGGTACAGGCACAGTGTTCGCTTCAGAATGGAGTGACGGCATTGGTTGGTATGTAACATACAGTTCAGTTCTTGTAGATAACAAAGGTAAGACACACAACGTCTTTATACAGGATGCTCACCTGGCTAAACAATCAGATCTCGTTAAGGGTGACAAAGTTGTTGCAGGTGTAACAGTTATCGGCAAAGTAGGTGGAGGTAAGAATACGCCTTCAGGTAAATTCTCGACAGGTGCACATCTACATCAAACAATCGGTAAAGCAAACAAGTCTTGGAGTAACCCTGACGTTCATCTTGCAGCTTACAAAGATTTACTTGACCCACTAAGTTTCGTCTAAAGGAAAACAAATGAAGAACACAATACAAACACGAATCAAAGCTGTAACAGCGGTACTTACAACACTTGCTTGGCGTGGGTTTGGTATTTTCCTGTTTATTTTGGGTGGGTCTGCCGGTGTTGGTGCAGCACTTACAGGCAACTGGCTGGATGGTGTAATTATTGCTTGGGGAACACTGATGATCGGTGTTATCGGTGCTATCGGATATGCGATTGCTACAACTGGCACTGTCACTAAAGATGATGTCGCTAAAGCCTCAAATGATGCTATCCAAAAGGCTGAGAAGGCTAAAGAAACAAAATAGCGTACAGATACACGCTTTTAGGCTATAAATCGTTTCTAGGGGCATTACAGGGCTTATTTGACCCTAATCTGACTCATAACGCCTAATTCTTTTACGCTGTTCAGGCGTACTTCCACCCCAAATGCCGTATTCTTCAAACATCCCGACTTTTAAGCATTTATCCATTACAGGGCAACGGAAACAGATCTCTTTAGCAGTCTCAATGGTTTGAGTTCTAATCCTTGAATGTGTGTTTGGTGCAAAGTCTTCGGGGAAGAACAGTTCAGGCACTTTCTCGCATTCCACGCCTTCTAGCTCGGTGATTGCTTCGTGCAGATCTAGTGTTATGCGGTTTAGCAGTAGTTTGTCGGTGGCCATGACTATAGTTTAGGTATGAGTCAAGACAGAATAGATAAAATCCTTAGAACTGCAATCAGTTTAGGTACGTTTGAAAATCAATCTCCAGAATGGTTTGCGTTACGCAACGAACCAGGTGTTATTTCAGGTTCAGAGATAGGCACAATTCTAGGACTTTCCCCTTGGTCAAGTGCAATCACTTTGTGGGCAGAAAAGACAGGCAAGCTCGAACGCTCTGTTACCCCAAATGTTGCTATGCGTTTAGGAACACTTGTTGAACCTGCAATACGTCAGCTGTATGAAGAATCTCATCCTGATCATGTTGTGCGTGAGATAGGTACTTACGCTTCAGCTGATGCTTCATGGATGCACGCAAACCCTGACGGCATATGTTTAGACGAAAACGGTGAAGCCTACATTCTTGAAATCAAACACACAGCAACCTACTGGGATGACATCCCTGAAAACTATAAGGCACAAGTGTATTGGTACATGAACGTTTTCAATCTGAAGAAGGCTGTGTTTGCTGTAGTCAATGCAGGTCGCTATAAAGAGTATGAGTTGCTGTGGGATGACTTTGAATGGTCTGCAATACTGCAGCA